CATCAGGGCGTCCCGCCAGGCGGTGAGCTGGGCGAGGTCGGCCATGCTCACGCCCCGGCGTTCATGAACCAGCCCCGATGGTCGATGAAGCCCGCTCCGAAATCCAGGATCACCCGGATCTCCACGCCGTCCACGTCCCAGCCCGAGCGGCTCTCGACCTGCGGGCCTTCCGCGCCCGAGAGGTAGGCGAACTCCAGCCCGTCGATCTCGCCGGGGTCGGCGGTGACATACCAGCGGATCGCGCTCGACAGCCGCGGCTCGACCACCAGCGACAGCGATCCCGAGAACGGGTTCACGTCGGCCGCCGTCGCGGGCGCGATGCTCGCCAGCCACTTCTCGGCCGTGGTCTCCAGCGCAGGTGGGACCAGCAGGTTGCGGGGCGTCACGCGGATCGTGCGATCCTCGATGCCCTTCTGGGTGCGCAGCGCCAGCCGGGCGGCCGAGAGCGTGGCGTCGGAGATCACCGCGCCCGTGCCCGCCTTGTTGCCGTGATCGGCGTGGAACAGCGTCTTGCCGTCCAACATGGTGGGGCCGTTCCCACTCCCCGCCTCGAGGAGGGTCACGAGGATGCGCGCCTCGGTCTCGGCCGCGGCCTGGCCCATCCGGCGGGCGAGATCCGCGAAGGCGCCGAGGTCGTCATTCACCAGCACCTGCCGTGTGATGCCGATCTTCCGCGCCCAGGTCTCGACCTTGTAGGCCTCGCGCGCCTCGGCCATGGTCCCGGCCTTGATCTCGCCGTGCTCATTGAGCTTCTCCAGCAGCGGTGCCTCGCCCAGCATGATCTTGTTCACCGCGCGGAAGTCCCGCGCCGTGGTCTGGCGTCCAAGGCGGCGGATGCCCGAGGGTGCGGCCTGATAGGCGTCGCGCAGAACGCGGCCCACCGTGTCCCCGAGGATGATCGGGAAGTCCGAGGTGGTGTGCAGCGCGCGGGTGACGAGGCTCGCGGGCGACAGCGCCATGGTGGACTCGCCGCGCATCGTCAGCAGTTCCTTCGCCATGTCGACGGGTGTCGAATAGGCGTAGCGCCGGGCCGGATCGCTCAACTCGTGGCGCGGGTTGATCCGGGCATAAAGGGCCTCGCCCATCTGCCGGGCTCGCAGCGCGGGCTCGTCCTGGCTCTCGCCCATCTCGACGCGGACCTGTTCGGTGCGGATCGCGGGCGCGCTGCGCTTCGCCAGCGCCTCGAAGGCCGCGCGACGGGCGGTATCGGGATCTGCGCCTCCGTCGATCTGGGTGTCGATCCAGGACTGGTCCAGCCCGGCGATGCGGGCGATGGAGCGGATCTCGGCGTTCGCTGCGGCGCGTGTCTCGGTGGTGGGCGCCGTGTCGGCGGCCTCTCGGGTGGTCGTCTCGGTCATCTCTGTCTCCATGCGAATGTGAGCGCCGGGGTCGGCGGGCGTCGGCACCAGGGAAATCTCGTGGGGCGTCCAGCGCACCGCGGTCAGCACGCGCGCGCCGTTCTCGGCGGTCTCGGCCCACTCCTCGACCGAGTAGCCGACCGAGACATGCCGCAGGATGCCCGCCAGCACGTCCTGCCAGACCGGCTCCACCTCCGGCCGGGCCGAGAACTGGATCAGCGCCGTCCCGCGCTTGCCGTCGACCGCGGCGCTGCGGACGGAGCCCAGCACGTCGCGAACGGCGGTCTGTCGGTGTGCATCGAGCACGCTGGCGCCTTCGAGGCGTGAGAGGTCCACCGCCTGGGGATCGAGGCTCAGCCGTTCGATATACTGGCCAGCCATGTCGCGGCGGCGCACGGGCGCGCCGGTGGACCAGACCACCTCGACGGTGCGCGCCTCCGGATCGGCCGTTGCGGGCGCCAGCGTCGCGCGGCGAGTGAGCAGGCAAACGTTGTCGTTCCCGACGTTTGAGTGCGTCCATGCCGAGGTTTTCTCGATGTCAGCCATCGGCGGCCTCCTTCTGCTGCGGTGCCGCCGTCTGGCCGAAGACGAGCCCCAGCCCGTCTGCGCGTTCGCGGTCGGCAGCAATCTCGGCATCCACCTGCTCGGCGTCGTAGCCGCGCTCCGAGATCGTCTGGGACCGGCTCTTGAGCCCGGCGCCGATCGCCATGATCTCGGCCTGCACGTCTTTCATCGGATCGACGTAGTCGAACTTTGGCGGCAGCCATTCGCACCCCAGGTAGGCGTCCGGGTTCCGGTCGAAGTCCCGTGCGGGCAGGTCGCCGGTCAGCACCGCGAGGCGCACGAACCGCTCCCAGACCGGGCGGCAGAACAGATGCACCACCACGTTGTGCTGGAGCTGCTCGACCCGGCGGCGGAACTCGATCAGCCCCGCGCGGATGGAGGAATAGGTCACGCCTTCCAGATCGCCCGAGACCAGCTCGTAGGGCAGGCCCATCCCGGCGGCGACGGCGCGCAGGTGGTTCTTGACGAAGGGCGCGTAGGCGTCGTGCTCGGTGGGGTTGGAAAAGCGGATGTCGGTGCCGGGTGGCAGCGGGATCAGGCTGCCGGGCTCCATGCCGACGGTCAGCGCGCCGCCGGTGTTGGTGCCCGAGAGCCCGCCCGCCGTGCCGTCCGGATCGGTGATGAACCCGGTGAACAGCGCCGCGACCTTGGCCTTCACCAGCGCGGCGTCCTCGAACTGGTCGAGCTCATGCAGCCGCAGCAGCACCGGCGCGAACCAGGTGATCCCGCGCAGCTGGCCCGCCGCGAGCGGCTTGAACAGATGCAAACAATCGGCGGAGGGAACGCGGAGCGGGTCCATGCGGAGAGACCCCAGCGGATCGCCCGGGCGGGAGGACAAGACCCGGTAGGCGACCCGGCGACCGGCGGAATCGAACTCGATGCCTGCGCGGATCCGCGCCCCGCCGCCGATCTCGCGGTGCAGGTCCATGGGAACCTGCTCGCGATCCAGAAGCTCGAGGTGGAGGGGGAAGCTGGCGGCGTCGCTGGCGACGCGCAGCCGGGCGAAGCTCTCGCCGCACTCGATCATCGCGCGCACCGCCATGGCCTGCAGCCCGTAGAAATCCGCCAGCCCGTCCGGGGCGGCGTGATCGGTCCAGCGCAGCCAGAGCGCCTGCAGCCGCTCGCGCACCGCACGGTCGGGATGAGTGGATTGCGGCTTGATCCCGGCGCCGACGACATTGCCGACCAGGCTGTCGACCGCCGCCGCGACCCACGGGTTGTTGCGCGCATACCACCCGGCCCGCCGCGCCGCCGTGGTCGCCCCGGCGAGGATCGCGGCGTTCAGCCCGTCGACCGTCCGCGCCCCCTCCCAACGCCGCCCGCTACCCGCAGCGTCGAAGCCACGAGGCCGCGCGAGGCCGAGAAGGCGATGGAGAAGGGTCCGCATGGGCGACAGACTCGCCCGAAACGGACCCTCAAGCTATTGGGAATGTTTGGGAATAGCCCTCCTCGACCTGACATCCTCCGAGCCTAACCACGCCTTGAATCAGATCATGAATCCTTTATGGTAAAAAACAGAACATGAAATTTGACGAGGTATGAGGCATGGCGAACCAGGCAGCGGAAGCTGATCAGAAGTGGCTCTTCCAGGAAATCCGCAACTTTCTTGCGGGGCGCATGCTTGGAGCTACGCGAGATCAAACGCTGCTTGAAGAGGTCATGAAGTGCCTTTTCACGCGAAAGAGGATGCTTCTCGATGGCCTAGAGCCGGGGTCGTCCAAACTGGACGACCTCGCGCTCGCCAAGCTCTATCGATCGAACTTCATCGGAGTCCCGGGCATCTTCGAGCGCGATGACCAAATATTGCTCGACCCGGTCGCACTACGATTTGTTGATGACCGACTAGCTCGGATTGACCTTTTCGCATCAGATCGTGACCCGGTCGGAGATCTCTATGAGACATTCATGGGAGCAGCTGTAAGGGGGCAGGAAGGGCAATTCTTCACTCCACAGAACGCAGGCAGATGGCTGGTCGAAGCGGTCGATCCCTCTTCGGGAGAGCGTGTCATCGACCCCGCTTGCGGTGCTGGTGGCTTCCTTGTCTGGGCCGCGCAGCATGCTTCCGGTCTGAGCCTTGTGGGGGTCGAAAAAGACGATTATCTCGCTGCGCTAGCCCGGGCGCGCACGTCAATCATTGGCGCGCAGGCAGAAATCCACTGCGCAAACAGTCTGTCGTTTGAAAACGGCTCGCCCAACAGTAAGCTTGAGCGGGAACTCATTGGCGAATTCGACGTTGTATTGGCGAACCCCCCTTTTGGTAAAAATATTCGTAGTGTTTCAGAAGAAATACAACGCAAGTTTGAGCTCGGTTTTAAATGGCGTAAGCAGGGAGAGGACTTTATACGCACATCCCAACTGGCATCAAAGGTCCCGCCCCAAGTTCTTTTTATTGAGAGGATCGTTTCGGTTCTGAAGGACGGCGGTCGTGCTGGTATCGTTGTCCCAGAGAGTATGCTCGCGAGCCGCTCCTATGGCCATGTTGTGCAATACCTCAGACAGCATTCGCGCATTAAGGCTGTCGTGGGAATGCCTGAGGCTTTGTTTAAGTCCTCAGGTAAAGGCGGCACGCACACGAAGACTTCTTTGCTCATTTTTGAGAAGGGCAAGAAGCAGACACATGTTTTCATGGCTGAAGCGAAATGGTGCGGCCATGATTCCCGCGGGCGCCCTATTCCGAAAGACGATCTCCCGCGCATTTTGGAGGACTACCGTGCGGGAGCGCGCGCAGAGCTTGAGATGTCTTATCGCTTGCCGCCAAAGGAAATCTTGAAGAATATACTTTCGCCTCGATACCACGAGCCAACCGCAGAAGTTTTCAGGTCGGAACTCGGCGAAACGCACGACTTCGTCCTTATCAAGAATCTCATCGACGATGGAGTACTTGAGGTCAAAACGGGTAATGAAGTTGGTAAGTTGGCCTACGGGACGGGCAGTATTCCATTTGTGCGAACTTCTGACATGTCCAATTGGGAGATCAAGGTCGATCCCAAGCATTGTGTCTCAGAGGAGATCTACAATTCACTTCGCGTTCAACAGGATGTTCGCCGTGGGGACATTTTGATGGTCAGGGACGGAACATACTTGATCGGCAGCAGTGCTATTGTAACGGCTTACGATGAAAAGATCGTTTACCAAAGTCATATTCTTAAGATTAGGTCTCTAGACCATAATCAGCTTTCACCTTTCCTGCTTTTGGCGTTGCTTTCATCTGATCCTGTTCAAAAGCAAATTCGTGCTAAGACGTTCACGCAGGATATCATTGACTCGCTGGGCAATCGACTGGGAGAGATATTTCTTCCGATCCCTAAGAGTCAGGAATTGCAGCGGGAGATCGTAAAAATGGTGGAGCGGGTCATCATTGATCGGGTCGAGGCTCGTGAGCTGTCCCGTAGGGCCAAGATAATGGTTGTCGATCCGACGCTTTCTGTTCAAACTTCCGGATCGACGACATCGGAAGCTGCGCTGCTCGCCTCGCCAGTGATATGAATCTCGCCGAGTTCGAAATAGCGCCCAATAAGCTTGACAAAGTAAATGCGCGATTGTCGAAGCGTCATGTTGCCTTGGATGAGATTGCTTCGGTAGGTTCTCCACCCAACATTGTCGGGGCGATGCTTCGGCTTCAACGTTGGGTCTTCGTGTCCGATGTGGAAGCTCGAGTGCCCATGGACTGGGTTTAGGCCTTCCGCCACGAGGTCATTGAAGTCGAACCGTTCGAGCAGCAGGCTGTCTCGGAAAGTTCCAGATCGGATCTGGTGACCAAGATAGTGCTCTTCGCAGATATGCTTGAGGTCAGGTCCAAGGTCCTTAATTTCCTGGGAGACCCGGGTCAGCTCCGTTGGCATCTCGGGGGCATTGTCGAAGCAGAATATCTGAGCGGCGAGCTTTACGAAGATTATTTTGCAGTCGGTTTCAGTTCCCCGAAGTTCGACAGCAAATTGGGTAAATTCGCTATCTTCAACTTTCTGATGCCATAGTTTTCAATGAGTTACTGCCCCAGAGCCTCCCGTTCCGGCGAA